CCACGACCAACAGGAGGTTCTTTAATCCCCTTCATCCTCTTGTAATCGTTGTGCATCGCTCCCAGTAACCATGCCTGTGCTAGTTGTTGAGGTCCCTCTTTCAACAATCGGATTTGTAATTTCGAGAGACCAGCCTTCATCTCCAAATACTCCTTTCTCCACTGTGTGTGGGGTGCGTTGAGTGTCATTTTCCTCCCATTGTTTTAGAAGATCGTCTGCCTGTCGGTCAACGTCTTGCATTGTATTATGTATTTTAGCATCAATCCATTTCTTTTTCAAATAGTCAATAAATCCTAACAATAAAAATGAGATGGGGAAGCGTTGCTTCTTCGCCCACCTCTCTGCCTTTGCATACCAAGGGTCTGTTCCTTTACCAAATTGTTTTTCAAACTCGATTTTCATAGGGGTATGGTAGATTCTTTTTATCTAGTTCAAGTTTTAGTTGTCTTTCACATTCAAACTCAATTTGAAATACTGCATCTTGAAGATACTTTTCAAACTCATTGTCCTCAAAGAGGTCATGTAGGTGTGCTACATGTTCAAGTGCAAACATTAGTTTAGTTTGCTTATTCATTGCCATTGTTTTCTCCTTTTGAGTTGTTCAATTTTATCTTCTAGTGTACGAAGATCAATAGGTGGATAATATCTCTCCACCTTATTTGTATCCCATGATAATAAAGGAATAGAATATCGGTAAGGGTATGCCATTTAAGTATTCTTTGGTTTTGAATATATCCAACCATTGGCAATATATTTAGGTACTTTCGGTGCCTTTCCTCTGTGAACATAAGTCCAAGTGGCAGGAAAGAAAACTAGATTACCACATTCTGGTTGTAATCTTGTACCATCAAAGAATTCTGTATATCCTTCATCTTTTTCTTCGATTGTATTTAAATACCACATGAATACGAAAACTCTTGATCCTTTATTAGTCATATTCCAATCATTATGCCAATCATAAAATCCAAATGGTTCATATTTTTGTATTTTATATCCACCATCTTCCATATCATAATCATATTTTGGATGACATTTAATATGAATTGATTCAAGATAAGATTTATAATTTTCTAACCCTACTGTTAATGCATTAAAAAATATTTGATCCTCACCAACCCAATCTAAAAGACCAGTTATGTTTAGATCTTTTGTATCTTTAACGTCTTTCTTAACTGTTGGGTTGTTTTGATTAACAATCCCATCACTCTTTCTTGGATCTCTATCAAATTTTTCTATCACTTCATTGCAGAATGACTCTGGCAATGAATTTTTATAGACATAGATAAGTTTTTCAAACATTCAACCACCAACTAGTTTGTCATAATCATCAGCAGAATCACGAATTGCACGTTTCATTTCTTCTATGTCCCATGCTATTTCCTCTTCTGGTCTAGGATTCTCAAAGTTTGAATCCTGAGAAGGTGTCTTTTTTGACATCTTGTTTGATTCCTCCGACGACATAACTTTCTACCTCTGTTTCTTGTGGTGCCACTTGAAAACCCTTAGAACTAATCCAATGTTGTGTCCAAGGTAATGGATTGTTTCTTGCTGGAATGTCATATACAGGTTTTAAACCAATCGATTTCATTCTCTTATTGGCAATCCATTCAACATACTGATGAAGTAATTTGTCATTCAGACCAATCATACTACCATCTTTGAATAGATATTCTGCCCATGCTTTCTCTTCATCCACACACTTACGGAACATCTCATAGAGATTATCCTCTTCTTCCTTAATGATTTCTAACATATCTGGATCATCACCCTTTCTCCAGTTGTTTAGGATTTGTTGGGTAAGGACGAGGTGTTGGTTCTCATCTCTCGCAATGAGGGATATGATTTTTGCGGATCCTTCCATGAGTTTGAGTTCACCGAAAGCAAAAGAGCAAGCAAAAGATACGTAAAAACGAATACCCTCCAAGATGTTGACATTAGTAACCGCCCTATAAAGATGTCTTTTTAAATCCTTTCTTGTCCATTCTACTGTTGGTGATCCAATTGAGTCTGGTCTCCATTGACTACCACTTGCCCATTCCTGTGCATAGTTTATGAAATTATCATAAGACTCAGTAACACTTGCTGCACGTTCTAAGATACGAGGTTCATTTAGAATCTTATCAAATACCTCTGAAGGGTCTGGATATACATTCTTAATAACATACGTGTATGAACGTGAATGAATCATCTCCATGAATGACCATACTTCCATACATGCTTCTAGTTCTGGTAGAGAACAATATGGTAGGAATGCCATTCCAGGTGCACGACCTTGAACTGAGTCAAGCATAATCTGATACTTCAAGTTAGATGTATAGATGTGCTTTTGCTCTGGACGTAATGTCTGATAGTCACCACGGTCTTTCTGTAGAGATACTTCTTCTGGTCTCCAAAAATATCCTAGTTGAGATTTTGTTAGATTCTCAAATGCAGGATACTTGAAGTTATCATATCTCTGAACTCCTAATGGTTTACCAAAAAACATAGGTTGCTTTTTAGTATCGTGTTCCTCTGTGTTGAACACGGTCATACCATCAAGTTTTGCCATAGATCTATCCTTCTTTGATGAAACCTTAAATTGAACAGGATTCACAAGCTTCCTCCTCTGCGTTACTTAATTCGTTTAATAAACACTCTAGTTTTTTATCACTTGTATCATTACCTAAGTTTTCTTCTACCTCATCAGTTTTAACATCATAAGTGTTTTGATAGTAAGAAGTTTTCCATCCGTACTTATATGTAGTTAAAAGGTCTTGTGCCATCACTGATGTTGGTACTTCAGAACCTTCATAGTGTTGTGGATTGTAAGACCAGTTCCCAGAAATTGCTTGGTCAAAGAATTTTTGCATCACAGCAACAATGTTTATATAACCAGTATTCCCATTCATATCCCAGAGCAAAGTATAATTGTTCTTGAGAGTATTATAAGATGGGACAATCTGCTTAAGAGGTCCTTTCTTAGATTTCTTAACTGAGAGATAACCTCTAGGGGGTTCAATGCCATTCGTCGCATTACAGACGACAGAGGATGACTCTGAGGGCATTTGTGCTGATAGTGTACTGTTCCTTACTCCATATTGCTTAACTTCTTCACGTAATGATTCCCAATCATATTTCAGATTATTTGGAACCAATTCATCTACATCTTTTTTATAAGTATCAATTGGTAATATACCGTGAGAATATTTAGTATTATCAGAATATTCACATGCACCCTTCTCTTTTGCAAGATTTACAGTTGCTTTAAGTAGGTTATATTGGAAGGATTCAGTAAGGTCATGTATCAACTGCCATGCTTTAGGATCGTCGTATTTGACCCCCTGCTTGGCGAGATAATGTGCTAACCCTATGAAACCAACACCGAGGGACCTTCTTGCCTTTGTAGCGATTTCTGCTGCTCTGACGGGATATCCTTGAAAATCAATGAGTTCGTCAAGACTCCTAACAGCAAGATCACAAAGAACTTCGAGATCGGTAAGATCACGTATCTTCCCAATGTTAATAGCACTAAGAATGCAGAGAGCAATTTCACCACTTTCATCATCAATATGTTGTATAGGTTTAGTTGGTAATGTAATTTCCTGACATAGATTGCTCATCTCAACCTTGTCAACAAATGACGAGTGAGAATTACAATGGTCTATGTTCATTATGTACAGTCTACCAGTTTCTGCCCTTTCTTTCAATAGGGCAAGTATTAATTCTTGTGCACCTATACTAGTCTTTGGGATAGATTCATCAGATTCGTAAGTTCGATATAAGTCATCAAATGATTCAGTCCCAAAACTGTCGTAAAGGTTAGGAACATCGTGAGGAGAAAATAATGTAATTTGTTCATTGTCAATAAATCTTTGGTAAAATAAAGCACTCAACTGAATTGAGTAATCAAGTTTGCGAACTCGATTATCTTCTGTGCCTTTGTTATTCTTTAATACAATTATGTCTTGGATTTCTTGATGCCAGATAGGAAAGTGGACAGTCGCTGACCCACCTCTGATCCCGTTTTGAGTGCAGCATCTGACAGTGCTTTCAAACTTTTTGAGGAAGGGGACAACACCTGTGTGTTGAACCTCCCCGCCTCTGATTTTACTGTTGATGCCACGGATGCGACCTGCGTTGATACCGATACCCGCCCTTTGTGCAACATACTTGCCGACAGCCATATCAGAGCTAAAGATACTATCGAGGGTGTCATCAATATCAACAAGAACACAGCTAGCAAATTGTCGAATTGGAGTGCGGACTCCCGCCATGATTGGTGTCGGGATGTTGATTCTGTGTTTGGAGATGGCATCGTAATACTTTTTAATGTAATCTAATCGTGTATCTTCTGGATACTTTGAGAATATAGAAGCAGAAATAAGAAGATACATGAACTGTGGAGACTCATAGAGTGCTCCTGTGCTTCTATCTTGTACAAGATATTTATCTACAATTTGTCGAAGACCAGCATATGTAAACAAATAATCTCTATCATGATCTATAAATGTTTCGAGTTTTGCAAATTCTTGTTCTGTGTATAAGTTTAATAACTCTTTATCATATACACCTGCCTTAATACAATTCTTAACCTGTTCAATTAAAGGTGGATGATCGTGAATTCTACCAAATACTTGCTTACGGAGAGTAAACAATAATAATCTCGCTGCAACAAACTGATAATTAGGATGATCTAAATCAATGAGATCACTTGCAGAACGTATTAGTATCTCCTGTATTTCACCAGTTGTGATACCATCATAGAACTGTATACCTGATTGTATCTCCACTTGACTCGCAGAGACCCCTGCAAGGTTCTTACACGCTTCTTCTACCATTACGTGCATCTTTTCAAGGTTTAATGGTTGAATAGTTCCATTTCTTTTGACTACCTTTGTTCCGTTACTCATACCTTTTTCCAGTTGTTAAATTTGATTTTTGCTTTTAATCCTGAATATGTGTTTGATTCTAACACACTCTTCACATCATGTCCACTTAATGTCATATCGTTAACATCTTTTTCTTCGATGTTTGATGGCCAGATAACTACCTGATCTCCTCGATTAATGGTCTTACTGATTCGTTCGACGATTTCTCTGTTACGAGGTTCGTTATCAAAAACCCAAATATAATTGCTCCAACCAAACGACCTAATATCAAGATCGGAGCCACACATAGCAACCGAGTTTTCCACGAACGTCGAGTCGAATGGTCCTTCGGTGATGTAAATTGGTTTTCTTTCATCTATTTTATCTAATCCGTATATTTTAGGAGCATCTTCATTAAGCATCACAGTAATATATTTAACAGAATTAGGACCTAGACTTCTGCCTTGAAATCCAATTAAGTTTTTTTCTGTATCATGCAGTGGTATTATAACACGACTTTCATCCCTATGGATAGTGTGAAAGGTTTGTTTGTGTGTATTTGTCCACTTTTGAAACTCCTTTGTGAAGTAAAAATGAGTAGGATCTATTTTTCTCTTTTCAAGATATTTGGTGGCGATCGGAATCTCTGATGCTCGTGGAAGATCTAAACTCTTCTTGAACACAGGTTTCTTAAAATCAAACTTTGGTTCTTCAAAGATTGATCCTTTGCCAGTATTTCTTGTCTTAAACTTCTCAAATATATACTGCTTGTAAAGAACAGGATCAAGTGTCTTTACAAAGTTACTGAATGTTGATGATGCACCACAGTTATGACACTTGAAGTTCATATCTGCTTTGACAGGATACAAGTATCCTCTTGCTTTATTCTTATGCTTTTGAGAGTCACCACAGATAGGGCAACGAAAATTATATAGATTTGCCTTCACTTTTTTGAACTTTTGCAATCGTGAAGACACCAAGCCTATGTACTTGGAATCAATTATATCCATATGGATATTACTAGTTTGGTTGTATTATACTCGATTGGGGTGGTGCTGTCAATGACCCTACAAATCTCTGCCCTACAGGAGACACCACAAAACTAATTATAGTCAGTGCACCTGCAATCGTCCACATCTTCTTCTCTATAACTCTTAAACGATTATCTACAAGTCTTATATCTCTCTCACAACCCTTCTTTATAACATCTGCGTGACGATCTAAATTCTGCTGTACTTGCTCTATCTTTTCAAATAGAACTGCATCTATACGATCTTGCTTATCTAATTTCTCATTATGGACAGCAAGAAGTTCGCCCATCTTTACAGAGTTTTCCTGTAATGATTGAACTACTTTCTCTAATCTTTCTAATATTGCTGCATTAACGTTATTATTATCATCCATCACACCATCCAAGACTTACGTGCACCACGACCTAATGAAATATATTTTTTCTTCTTTTTCTTTTTACCTTTACGCACAGGAGGATCATCACCTGCCTCCGCAGAACCTGCAATACCTCCTCCACTCATCGACATGGTTGGAGCTTCTTCATTTAATCGTTGTTTACGAATAATGTCTATGATCTTATCGAGGTTCATAGTTCCTTTAGTTGTTGTAAACAGTATTCATCTGCTTCAATCTCATTTACTTTAGTCTTTGGATACTCAGACACACGATTTAAGAATATCAAAAAACTTTTAATCGCTGGCCATAATTCCTCATCTAAATTGTAGAATAATAAAGGGACAGTCGCTTCATTAAATACGTTAAACAATATTATGAGATGATTCAAAATAAGATGAACCTTAAGTTCACCATTATTTTTATATCTTTTGAGTAATCTTTTCACATATCTGATTCTTTTTAGATCTGACTCAAAGTCTTCTCTAGTTACAGATTGTGGATTATCATAAAATTTAATAGCGAAGAGTAAGTAATTACTCTCATTCAATTCAGTAAATCTCATAATATTCTAGTTCATTTTAACTATCTGGTAGTTTTGCATCATCATCTGCGTCACCAGTGATGCTACTTGATGCGACTAAAGTTTCTGTCTTAACTCGGAAGTTTCCGTGCATATCATTATATGTCTGTATACCTACCCAACCAGCGTGTGCAGGACTATACTTTTTCTGTTCAGCAGTCTTTGATGATCCAGAATTTATAGTTTGTGCTT